AATGTATTTCGGTATTCACAAGACCAACGAAGGAAAGAAACCAAGATGAAAAAATACAACAATATCATATTGGGTATGAAAACCAATAAAATACAAGGAAAAAGTGTTATTGATTATGAAACTGATTTGTCTTTGTATAATCGTAAAACACTTTATATGGATAAGTTCAAGGCATATGTAACCGAAAAGAATAGAATAAACCATATATTATTTGATTTTTACTCAAAACAATTGTTCCGCAAGTTAAAGTTTGGAAGACATATCAATATCAAACGAAACGAACAAAAGATGATGAGTGATTTCAGGAAGATGTATGGTAATCCTGAAAATGTAGTTATTTGTATAGGAGACTGGGAACAACGAAAGCAAATGAAATACAAAGAACCAACATTAGGAATAGGAATGAGAAGTTTGCTTCGTAAAAACAACTACAAGGTATATTTAGTAGATGAGTTTAGAAGCAGTTGTAAATGCTCCAAATGTGATGGAGGAGTATGCGAGAAGTTTATGGTAAGGAAAAATCCAAGACCAAATAAAGATGATATGCGGTTGGTTCACGGGCTACTACATTGTAAGAATGGTTGTGGCGAGTGGAACAGAGACCGCAATGGTTCATCAAACATCTACAAGATAGCATATCAAGCAATATATGGTTTAGAAAGACCGAGTTATCTATGTAGAACAAGTAATCAAGCAGTTTTAACGAATTGCTATAAACAAAATATACACAAGGTATGAAAAGACCTAAACTTTGAATTATTTTTTTTCGTATTTTTGTGCGGATTTAAATCTTCAAAGGTGTATATCGAAATCACTTTCATTGCTATTATGATATCCTAATAATTTTCCAAAAACAGACATATTATTACGATTTTCGTCTAATTCTAACTCGTTTTTACTGCTGCTGTTACTATTGCTATTAAGTTCGACTCCATCTTCATCTCCATCTTCATCGTATATTTTTACCTCTTCCATTACTATATTTGGATCTAATGACTCGTTTTCTTTGAATGTAATATTTATATTTGACATATCTTCTATTTTCTCTCCCCTTGCGGTTTGTCGTCTTATACGATTAAATATTCGAGTCTTTCCTCCTTTCTCACTATCACTATCGCTCATATATGAAAAACTACTGCTTAGAGAACTTGCATACTTCCTCGATGGAGGGGGGTTTTCTATGTCATATTGGTTATTATGCTGAAATAATTCTTCTTCTGTTAATCCATAATATTCATCTGGATAATATAAATTCGCATTTTCTTTCGATTCTTCATTTTTTAACTGTTGTATTTCGTTCATCTTATTATTTGTCTGATTATACATATAATTATAGTTATGAATAGCATCCTCTTTTTTTTCTATATCTGCTATATTATAAGAACCAAAGTCTCGAATACCTAACTCGTGTTCTATTTTAACATTATTTCCTACCGCATTATAGATTTTTTCTGTATTCTGATTACTTCGATACGCTTTCAATAATTTCTTTGTATCATCTACACTACTTCGCGTATTTATCAAATCTTCGCGAATATTTAATTTTTTTTCTATTAACTGTTCCATTTTTTTTCGCAATTCCGTATCTTCTACTGTATGTTTTATTTTATTTAACAGTTTACTCTCCTTATATAACTCTTTCATCTCGATATTTATCTTTTTCAACATAGTTGTTTTTATTTCTATTTCATTTGCGTGTCCTACTTTATCTATTTCCTGTGTGCAATACATATCACGCGCCTTTTTATGAAATTTAGTTGTGTGAAAAAAACGGGCAAATACATAATTTAAACAACCCATATCCGTCTTATATTTATATAAATGCGAAAACATCAACGGTTCCATCTTTGTATAGATTGTATCTTGTTGTTCTATTATAAATTCTTGTAATTGCAATGTAATCATTTCTTCTCTGTATTTTAATTCATCCTTCTTTGTCAACAACATATCTATTTCATTATCTATGCTCACTTTTAATTCTGCCGAACCATCCTTTTCAAACATATCCTTCACTTTATTCCACTCAGTATACTCATAATCTATATCACGTTTATAATAATCAAAATTATGATCTATTAATATTTGTTTTCTTATCTTCAATTTATTGATATATAATGCAAATGTGGATAGGACATTCACTATTTGCTCCTTTAGTTCATCAAATTTGAAAAAACGCGAGATTGCTAGTATAAGAGCCACATAGGTAGATAAACTGATCGATGCTATAGTTGCTATATATACTTCTGGAAATTCAAACACTCCGTCTGCTGTTTGAATAAATGTAATCGCGGTTGATGCAACAATAATAGATATTTGAATCCAACCTATTTTACTCGATAATTCATGATATTTTAATTCTAATAATACCTTCTTTTTTAGATCTATTTCTAACAATTTCTCATTTATTTCATATTTTTTCTTCTTTTCAGAATTAATATTTCGTTTGCAGGTTTCAAAATATTCTTTTGTCCGTTTGATCATATTTTTTCTTGCTTCTTTCTCCATTTTCGATTTATAGGTTTCTAGTCCCTGTCCTTTTGTATCCATATATCTATACTAATATTAATTTTCAATGGTATAAATATTATATTAGTATATTAGTATATGAATCAGTTCTATTATATTACTGTTGCCACAAAGCCTCATACAGTTCTTGATAAAATAAAAGAAACAGTTGCCGCGAATAATGAATCTATTCATATTCTTGGTTTACAAGAAAATAGAGATATTGGATGGAATGCAAAAGGAAACTTCGGTGTTAAGTTAAGAGAAGTAAAACAATTCGTTGACAATCCTAATTTACAAGACGATGATATTATTTTATTTACCGATGCGTATGACGTTATCTATTGCTCCAAACAAGACGAAATTGTCGCCAGATTTAAGGAAATGAATCATCCGATTATTTTTGGAGCAGAAACTGATTGTAATCCAGATCCAAGACAAGCTATTCATTATTCAAAACGAGATGAGGAATTCTCTTATTTGAATAGTGGATTATTTATTGGTTATGTCTGGGCCATTCGCAACTGCACCAATCATTATGTGTATGATGATCAACACGACGATCAGTTGTTTTGGACTATGCAATATTTGAAGCATCCATCTCTTATACAACTTGATTATCATAATAAACTATTTTTAAATACATATAATATGAACTGGGATGAATTTTCGTTTAATGGACAAAAAGGAACCTATAGAAATAGAAATCCCCTATTTATTCATGTAAATGGACCTAACAAAACCGAATTATCAATATTTATATGATAAATTGTTATTATTGTATTATATACAGCACAATGCTATATATAATTATTACAAACCTATTATTCATATTTATCAGTCTTAGAAAAAAAAAACAAAAAAAACGTGATAAAACTCCATGTCGTTTTTTGAAAATGGACATTTATTTTTGTCCATTTTCAAAAAAAAATATTTTTTTTTTTTTTATTTTTTTTGAGTTTTTTGGTTTTGCCTGAACTACCTGTAAATGCAAAAATAATAATTTCAATTTGTTACTGACATTTTTTTCGTTTTTTTCACCCAAAATTTTGGAACTTTTTTGTGTAAGTCCTTTTTGGAACTAAAAAAGTTCCGGATTTTTAACGGAAATAAATCTTACGACAGTTGATCTGAAAATACCAGAAGATTTAAACTATTTTACTGCATATACAAAAAGGACTTACAAATACTTACATATTTTTTTATGAAAGTTATTATTTTTCAATTTGCTTGGATACCGCTGTGTAAAAAAGACTATACATAAATAAAAAAATACATATTTTCATTGTTTGTATGTTTTAAAAAATGATTTAGGAACTTTTCGTGTAAGTATTTATACTTACAAAATGGAACTAAATAATCATAAAAAAGTTCCAAATTATGAATGTGAAATTTGCAACTATTCGACCGTGCGGGAATCGCAATTAAAAAGACATCTATCCACTGCAAAACACTTAAATACTTACAATACTTACATAAATACTTACACAAAGGTTCCAAAATTGGTAACGCCATATAGCTGTGTGTGCGGAGCAAATTATAAACATCGCCAAAGCCTATATAAACATCAACAAAACTGCCTACCTTATAATAATATTGATGAAAAGGAATCAATGGTTGTTTGTCCAGATATTGTTCCCGTCGAAAAATCAGAAGGAGTTTCGAATGAAACTATCAAAGAAATAATAAAACAAAATCACGATATTGTTGATTTATTGGTAGAAGAAAGAAAACGAACTAACGATCTGCAACATCAGTTAATTGAGGCGACAAAAGAAGCAAAAACAGTGAATAATAATAATACAATCAATAATAATACAGTCAATAATTTTAATTTACAAGTATTTTTAAATGAAAATTGTAAAAATGCAATAAATATTACAGATTTTATAGATTCCTTGCACATTTCGATCGCAGATTTACAACAAACTGGAAAGTTGGGATATGTAGACGGTATTAGTCGAATATTTGTAAAAGCCTTGCAAAATTTGGATGAAACCGAGCGCCCTATTCATTGCACAGATGTAAAACGAGAAACGATGTATATAAAAGATGAAAATAAATGGGAGAAAGAAACAAAAACAGGTGATAAAATGAAAAAAACAATTCAAGAAATTCAAAATAAGAATCTGAATAAATTATCAGATTGGCAAAAAGAAAATCCGGAGGTTACCAAAATGAACACACAGGAAAACAATGAATTTATTAATATAACCTTACATACACTGGGAGATGAAAATAATAAAGAAAAACAAGACGAAAAAATAATCAAAAATATTTTAAAAGAAGTCACAATAGACAAACAGACAAAAACATAAGTGTTTAATAAAAAGGAGATAGACATATTAATTGTTATAATATAAAGAGTAGTTGCTTATTATGAGTTTGCACGATGAAAAAGACAATAAGCTTGTAACCGAAGAATCCGAAGAAATTACTTTGAATAACATTGAATCCCTTTTGGAAAAAGAGCGACTATACAATAAAACCGAAACCTGGATAAAATTAGATAAAAATCTGAAACGACAAATTTTACATTCGTATGCAGAAAAATACGGTAAAGAACACGGTATGCCAGTAAAAGATATTAAATCGTTGAAAAGTTTCTTTACCTCTTGTTTGGAAAAAAATAAATTAAATAAAACCAAGGATGTTTCCTATAATAAGGAACTCCAGATTATCACGGCGATACCAGGATTATTTTTTAATCACACTACAAAAAATTACACAATTAAATCGACTGATTCAAAGCGCGTGTCTACTTTAAAATCACTAACCCCCAAAAAAAAAACTACTTCTGAAAATATATAGAATGATAATGTGTTATTTCTATATAACACATTATCCTACTATGTTCAATAATTTATCGGACACAGAAATTGCTGACTTGCACGATACCATCAACGATTTAATTGACAATTACATTGAAGATAATATGATATATATTTTCAATCCGGATTTTAAAGATGAAATGATAAAATCTATTACCGAATTAGTAGTAAACGATTATTTATATAGTATAGAAATAATTGTGTCAGATGAAGACAATGAAGAAATATATAGTAGTATAGAAGAACTAACAGAAGAATGCATAGACAATTATTGCATATATAATAAAATCCCAAAACGGTCAAATTCTATTACTTTCGAAGAAGATGGACTGGAAAACAAAGAATATCTTAGTAAAACGATCGACTATTTAAAAAATCAAGAACAGCCACAACAAAAAACCAGAGAATGGTATTTGTTTCGATATAATTTAATTACCGCAAGTAATCTGTGGAAAGTGTTTGGAACAGATTCACAAGTAAACAGTTTAATTTATGAAAAATGTAAACCTTTTCAAGAATATAATTATGAGAGTATGCAGAGTGGTCCGTTGTTTTGGGGAATAAAATATGAGCCCGTAACCATAATGATTTACGAACAAATGTTTAATACCAAAATTGCTGATTTTGGATGTATAAAACACCCTATCTATTCGTTTATAGGCGCGTCTCCTGATGGGATTAATGTAGAGACTTCGAATATGCGTTATGGAAGAATGTTGGAAATCAAAAACATTTTTAATAGAGAAATTACTGGTATTCCCAAGAAAGAATACTGGATACAAATGCAACTCCAAATGGAGGTGTGCAGATTAAATAAATGTGATTTTGTAGAAACAAGAATTAAAGAATTCACTGATCAAGAGGAATTTATGGAAAATAAAGACAAATATGAATACAAAGGTATGGTTGTAGAATTATTGCCCAAGTTCAAACCGTGCGATATGAGTAACAATAATGAGGTTCTCGCAATGAATAAAAACAAGTTTGTTTATGAACTATTGTCAAATGAAGACGACGAAGAGAGTATTGATTCTATCAATCAACGAATAAAAACAGATAACGAGAACCATTATATATATGAAATAAAATACTGGTACTTAGACGAATTTTCTTGCGTATTGGTACACCGAAATACATTGTGGTTTGAAAAAAGTGTTCCTGAAATAGAGAAAATATGGTCAACCATAGAAAAAGAACGTGTGGGCGGGTATGAACATAGAGCGAGTAAAAAAAGGACTTCTTCTGTAGACAATACACAACGAAATGGATGTTTACTTGAAATGAGCGATGATAGCACATAAAGGCACAAATAAATAGAAGTGAAAACTATATAAAATTATTTATCTAACTAATTTTATATCATGAGCGACGATGATGAAATGTATGTGACAAAACGTAGTGGAGAAAAAGAAAATGTCCAGTTTGATAAAATTTTGAAACGAATCAAAGTGATTGGACAAGAAGCAGACATTAAGATTAATTATTCAAGTTTGGCTATGAAAGTAATTGATCAGTTATATTCTGGAATTTCTACAACGAAAATAGACGAATTATCTGCAGAACAATGTGCATCGTTGGCTTCCACCCACCCAGATTATAATGTTCTGGCTGGACGTATTATTGTATCAAATCAACATAAAAATACATCGGCGTCATTTTATCAAGTGATTAAAGAGTTATATAATAATACTGACATACACGGTAAACAGTCCCCCATTGTCACCAAAGAACTATTTGATTTAGTAGAAAAACACGAGGATTTTTTACAAACACATATTCATTATGAAAGAGATTATTTGATCGATTATTTCGGGTTTAAAACTCTTGAACGAGCATATTTAATGAAAATAGACGATCATATTGTTGAACGACCTCAACATTTGTGGATGCGAGTCAGTCTCGGGATTCACGGTGAAAACATGGATAGAGTAATTGAAACATATAATTGTATGTCACAAAAATATTTTACTCATGCAACGCCTACTTTATTTAATGCGGGAACCCCGAAACCACAATTATCGTCTTGCTATTTGCTGGCTATGGAAGGCGATAGCATAGGAGGTATTTATAATACTTTAAAGGATTGTGCCTTGATCTCGAAATGGGCTGGTGGTATTGGTCTACATATTCACAATGTTCGCGCGTCAGGTAGTAAAATCAGAGGAACAAATGGCACATCCAACGGTATCGTTCCAATGTTAAAAGTATTTAATAATACAGCAAAATATGTTGATCAAGGAGGTGGAAAACGTAATGGTAGTTTTGCTATTTATTTGGAACCGTGGCACGCAGACATTGAGATCTTTCTACAACTGAGAAAAAATCACGGCGACGAAGAACTGAAAGCGCGTGATTTGTTTTATGCGTTATGGATGCCCGACTTGTTTATGGAACGAGTAAAAAGCGACGGGAATTGGACATTGATGTGTCCAGACGAATGTCCTGGATTGAGCGATGTATATGGAAACGAATTCAAAGAATTGTACGAAAACTATGAATCCGCTGGCCGCGGCAGGAAGACGCTCAATGCGCGCGATTTGTGGTTTCAAGTTCTGGATGCACAAATGGAAACAGGCACCCCCTATTTGTTGTATAAAGATTCATGTAATAAAAAATCAAACCAACAAAACTTGGGTACCATCAAATCCAGCAATTTGTGTAGCGAAATTGTAGAATATTCCGATGAAAACGAAACCGCCGTGTGTAATTTGGCAAGTATTTCACTTACTAATTTTGTCAAGGAAACGAATGAAGGATCTCCTTATTTTGATTTTGAAGAATTACATAAGATTTCCAAGATTGTAGCATACAACCTAAACCAAATTATCGATGTAAACTTTTATCCGACTGAAAAAACTCGTCGTAGTAATATGCGGCATCGTCCTATCGGTATTGGGGTGCAAGGATTAGCCGATGCATTTTTCAAAATGAATTATTCTTTTACAAGCGAAAATGCCAAACAACTGAACAAGGATATTTTTGAAACTATTTATCACGCTGCATTAGAAACTTCAAACGAAATAGCTATTTCAAGATATACTATTGTAAACGAGAAGAAATACAAGCAAACTGTAATAGACACATCTGTATATGACATTTTCAATGAATTTGAACAAGGTATGTGGGGGTTGATGGATGAAAAAAAGACCTCTATCGGAAGTTATAGCACATTTGAAGGGTCTCCTATGTCAAAGGGGGTATTCCAATTCGATATGTGGAATGTAACTCCCAGCTCCAGATACAATTGGGAAGAATTGAAAACAAGTGTTATTACCTATGGCATTCGCAATTCTTTGTTATTAGCACCAATGCCTACCGCATCAACCTCTCAGATTCTGGGAAATAACGAATGTATTGAACCTATTACCAGCAATATTTATAGTCGTCGCACAATGGCGGGGGAGTTTGTTTTGGCAAACAAATATTTAATGAATGATTTATTGAAATTAGACTTATGGAACGAAAAAATCAAAAATAATATTATTGCCAATAACGGAAGTATTCAACAATTAGAAATGATTCCTGAAGATTTAAGAGAAAAATATAAAACTGTATGGGAGCTGCCTATGAGAAGTATTATTGATATGGCCGCTGATAGAGGGGCGTATATTTGTCAAAGCCAAAGTTTGAATTTATGGGTGGAAGATCCAAATTATAATACTTTAACATCAATGCATTTTTATTCGTGGTCCAAAGGATTGAAAACAGGCATTTATTATTTACGAAGAAGAGGAAGACATCACGCTCAACAATTTACAATTGAACCCGAAAAAGTAAGAAAAAACAGTTTGGTGGAAGAAATAGAAGAAGAAATCTGTGATATGTGTTCAGCATAATTATATAAAATAATATGACTTTTATATAAAGTTATATTATATAAAATGTTACCAGGAAATCAGGATTCAATGATACAAAATAATAAGGATTCCGCCTATCCATTTAATATGGATGATTTAAGAAGCGATAGCTCTGATACTTCTGAGACTTTTGATACTTCTGATACAGTTAATATGGATGAGAATCGTAATGCACAAAAACGATTCTTATTTTTTATTAGTTGTCACGGCATAGAAGCTTTACAAAGTAAAAAAAGATGGTGTTATTCGAGCGAAGATACATTGTTTAAAGATATAGGTTGGATTTCAACAAAAATAGCATTAACTGCATACGCATCAGAATTAGACGAAAAAGTCTTTAACTATACTAACGAAACCAACGAATTTGATTTATTTCAAGCAATTAATACACAAACTTCTGAAATAGAAGAAGACGTTTTTCAAGATGAGCCAATACAAAGCGTATATCTTCCACCAATGTTGTTTGAATTCAGATCTAATGATAGAGACAGAGAATTAATGGCTCCTCGTATGGGATTATATTTTGCAGAATTAGAAGAAGAAAACTATACAAATAGTAGTGGAGAACTATTGGTAAAATATGCTACAAAAAAAATAGAACATTTGGTTCATTTTTCTGACTTACCATCCATTCTTCCTAACGTTAACATAATAAACGATGATGTTACAAATACATTGGAACATTGGTTTACCCCCTTAGATGTGCAATATTCTTGGCAACATATACTCACATTAACCAAACACTTTTTACATCAAAAAATGGAGTCTCAGCAAATAAGCCCCGATGATTTAAATGAGAATATATATTTTCGCTTGTTTTGTTGCAGATCCCGTTTATTAGTTAATGATGTAACATTAGAAGAAAATCGTAGTATATTACCATATTCACTTTCTCCTTATTGTAAATATTACCGTCCTATTGAAATTGAACATATTGAAAATATTGAAAATATTGAAAATATACAACTATATTCAGAACCACTTGACCGAAATCAATATAATACTAATATTGCTCAACGAATACACGATGTTTGTTTCTATCGAAATGAACTTAGTGGTGATATGTATCCTATCAATTATGACTCTCAAACACTGTTAGGATTTTATATTTTAATGATACATCAAAATCCTTATCTGAATAATCCACTTATTCGAAGAAATATGAATGAATATCGTGGTTATGAAAAACAAACTATTTTATCATATGTTCCTGGAATTAAGAATAGTATGTTATATAAATTTGCTTCTTTGTTAACAAAAACATATAGAGTAGACCAAACGGCTCTTAGAAGTATAAAAAAATGGGCATTTCCAGTAGTTACTCTTCCTATTGAAAATAACCCCAGGAATGTCAATTTGTGTAAGTCTATTTCCAATGTTTTATTACAATCTACTGATTGGAGATTCACTTATTTATTAGCTTATAAGAATGATCCTACTGTAAATTTGAATGAAGAAGGACATATTTTTGTATTATATGGACAGTTGTCAAATATCACCGAAACAACTGCAACCGGATCGCTCAATCTATATAAATATAATTTAGATAGAAATAGCATTTTTCCAGATTTTAATCAAGAACAAATAATGAGAATGATACAAGATAATACACGAATGGTTGAACTTACCGCACCTATATCTTTTCATAATAATGATAGGATTCATATGGTAAAACAGATATTAGACACAATGCCTTCTGAAAATAACTACAATTATATTCATTTATTTTATAAGGAGAATATATACACAGGAGGTATGAATAACGATTCATTAAATAAATATAATCCTATAAATATGAGGCGTCGTCCTGCTAATAACCCAATACCAACAGAACAAGTTGATCTAATGATTGAAGACGTAGATCAGTTGAATCCACAAGTGTTGTTACAAGATCAACCCACCACCTTTTCATTTATACCTGCAAAACAAAATAAGCGTTTTACAGAAATTACAGGTAGATTCTCAGATGATGAAGCGATGGATGTGGATGATACATCAGAAACTTCTTCTATTACTCCTGCAAGCACGCAAGAAAGCACGGATGAAGCATTTAACACACCGCCAAGACTCCCCAGAAATCAGTATGGGCCGGATTCGGCAAATTCACAACACACTGATTCAGAATATTCTTACGGGACCCCGCCTGGCACACTAAATTTTGATTCCGTACAAAGTACTCCGTTGCAAAGTAAGCCATTTGCTGTTACACGTTCTCCGTCTATGGAAGAATTGGCGAATAAAAAAGGTGGCAAAAGAAAAAGGAAAACCAGGAAAAATAAAAAGACGACCTCGCGAAAAAATAAGAAAAACAAGAAAACAAAAAAAACAAAAAAATAACCAACTATGCTCTAATAAAAAATATGTATATAATTTTTATTATGTTTCAAAAATAAGTCGTTTAGATCGAGTTTAAAAATCATTTATCTGAATCAAACAGCCACTGTCGTAATTATGACGCATCTTTAAATAACACCGTAAACACACCAACACATCAACCATTGAGTTATGAAGACCCTTTACCTCTTCATTTGGAAACAAGTGCTTGTGGAGTTCATTTAGTTTCGGCCATTTATTTCTTCCCGGTTTTCCATCTTTTGACGGTAATGACAAATTACACAAATCAGTCCCCTTTTTCATTGTGCAATATCGGTCAATGTGGTGAATTTGTTCATACATCGGCTGAAAACAATTGAACAATTGAGGACACACCGCCATTAAACTGGTTCTATGTCTCTCCATAGCGATTTGAATCGCCTTTTCATCAAACTCCATATTGTGTGCTACCAATCCATTGCAAAACATATAGGCTTCACTGAACTTTGTAAGGACTTCTTCTATTGGTTTCCCCTCTCGTTGCAATGTTTCTTTTGTAATCCCTGTAATAGACGTTACAATGTCAGAAAGCACAATCGTATCAGGAATATTTACATATGCATCATACGTATAATCGATTTTTTGCGTGTGTAAATCATATACAGCAAAACTCAGCTGAATAATATAAGGGTAATCCTCGAGTGTTGGACTCTGCTGGTTGTAGTAAGATTGTCCACGCTTACTCGGCATTAACCCAGTGGTTTCTACATCAAAAGCTAAATATCGCCTTCGGCGAATGGGAATAGGAACGGGGATATCTTGGGAATTCATAGTTTATTCGTTTGTTAGAAACTATGAATAAATGAATGATATATCAATTTTTTAGTATGTTTATTTTTTAAGTTCTCTTAATTCCAGATATTCTTTCTTCAGATTTTTCACTTCGTGAACCAATAAACTTATTAATCCATTATAGTTAATGGATTGTTTTTCAGCACCATCTTTTTCGCCAGAAACTAAGAAAGGGTATTTTTCTTGTAATTCGTGCGCAATTAACCCATAATCATTTTTCTTTAGATTGGTGTTGTAGTATTTTACGGGTCGAAGCTCATTGACGGTTTCGTTATCAGTAAGAGGTTGAACATTTTCCTTAAGGCGATAATCAGAACTGTATGTTGTGCTTCCTGCTTTAATGGAACCAACAGAGTAAATATCTTGGAATTGTGCTGATTTGTATGGAATTTGAAGAAGGGAATTATTTGAAGCATCAAGAATGTATTCAAGATTAGCTTTGGAATAAAACGTATCACGATTAGATAAATTATCGCTAATAAGGTTTGGAACATATGTGAAATTATTTCCATAATCAAAAGAAATATAATTAGAATTTAATACTATTTTTCCGGAATGAGACATACCACAATTTTTTGACAAAGTGCCGCTTTCAAATGGAGTATGAAGAGTGAAACTATTGCCGTAATCAGAAGACATATATAGGTTGGAACCGTTCGTATCAGCGATGGTTACATATTTTCCATTTCCACTTGTTTCTATTTTGGAATAAGGTGCTGATGTATAAGGAACAATTCCCTTTGTCCAAACACTTGAACTCCCTCTGACATAAATGTATTGTCCATTTTTTGACATCATAGAGCTGAACATACTTGCTACAGGAAAATTATTTACTCCGCTTGTGCTGGAACCGTCCATAATTGTAGAATAAGGAGATGACCAAGTAACACCATAATCCTTCGAAATTAGATAGAAATTGTTAGCATCACTCCCATTTAAGACATAACAATTATAAAACATTAGTTGTCCGTCATAACTGATATGTATACTTCCACCCCTTATCCATATAGTGGAAGCACTTGCACTTTCTTTTGTCCAAGTAGAACCGTAATCGTTTGATATATACAGACCTCTCTCACTATAACTATCGTTAGCAACAACTATTCCCATATGTTGACCATCTTTAGACATATCAACTGAAGCTCCACTATATTGACCAATTGCATATCGGCTATCTAAAGCAGTAGTTATCGCATTAAATGTAAGACCATAATCAGTAGATAGCCAAGCTGCACGACTACTATAAGAGGAATTGGCAGGCTTTCCTGATGTAACAAGAAAATATTGTCCATCATCAGACATTGATGCACCCATTGAGTTGCTAAACACAGCTGTGCTTGAAGTTGAACCATCAACCGTAATAGTGGCGTGTTGATTTCCATTTGCATCATATGCTGTGTATGTCCACGTTTTACCATAATCTTTTGAAAATATTAATTTACTGTTAACACCACTATATACCCATCTATCTCCAGCGTAATTAGACGCTATAGAACCCTCGGCGCTGATAGTGAAATCTGTAGTATGATTCTTAAAAAAACTTTTTTCATCCACTATTATATCGTGAAGCCAGGTATTTCCGTAATCTTCAGACCGAATCAATAATTGTGGACCACTAGTACTAACTGTATTTCTACTGGTAACTATATATTTTCCATTTCCAGACATAGCAGATCCATTCATATAAGAAGTATAAGCAACATAATTTGTTTGATTTGGTTTAAAACTATCATCAACATCCGCACTGAAAGGATATGCAATTATAGCTCGTTGTGCATCTGTAGTAGTTATTCCACTATTTAATACAGGATAGTTACGAGACAGGAATGTTGAGCTATGAATAATATGAGTCTTACCGTCCGCAGAAATTCTATTTTGATATCCACTATATCCACCTATGGAAGGAAATTCTGAGGCATCAGAGTAAGTGCGAGTTTCAAAAATCGTATTGCTGCTGGAGGTGATTGTGCTGTAATCAAATGCAACGGGAGATGGGTCGGTGTATATTTTAGAAAATGATGAACCATAATCTGATGAACCATACACTTCTCTTTCTACAATACCATATACGTGTTGTCCAGTTGCAGAAATAGTAATATTATTTAAAGACATATCGTTTGCTGTATTATACCAGTTTGTTCCAAAATCTTGAGAACGCCATATACCTTCGGATCCAGAAACAAACATATTTTTTCCATCCGCACTCACTGCTCCTGAATACCACGCCCAAGATTTACCGAAATGTCCAGGATTTTCGTGAAATACGATAGAATTACCCATACCACTATGTGCAGAACAATAATAAAAATAAATTCCTGATACAGTAGGTTTAAAGGTGATAATTTGATTACTTCCACTTGTTACGCTTGTGATTCTTGAGTCTGTTATTTCACCGCCGTCTGCAGTAGTTCCAATTTTAAAAGGGAGACTACTATTCGTAGTGCTGTCAATAGTAAATACAATACTATCCTTGAAGTCTATATTTATTTCTGGTTGGTGAATATTTGTATAAGTTTCTCCATTTAGAATATAATTGGTGCTGCTATTAGCGGTTACAGTATAATTATATGTGCTAGAAGAAATATTATTGTTTTTACGAATATTCCAAGTATTTCCAAAATCATTAGAAACATATAAATAATCTGCATAACAAGGCTGAACGTGCCAACCTCTTGGCACTAATTGATGTTGTCCGTTATAAGACATATACACCTTATCGGCTCCAAATTTTGTTAATATGTCTGATTGTAAATAGTTAGTCCCGTTATCATTTAACGATACATCGAGAACGGCAATGAGCCTACTTAATGATTCGTCTTTATGAAAAGAACTTCCGTAATCTTCTGAATAATAAGAAGTGGCGTTAGCTGAAACATCAGATAAATTGACAGTGCGAATATATTTTCCGTCAGCAGAGATGCAAATTCCCGAATTGGCAGAGCTGTCCCAAATTTCACTGGGTAGTGTCTTGGATGTTAATGTGGAAAAAGGTGCAGAGCGAGAAATATCCATGATGTATTGATGATTTAATTTATCCATTTTCATATTTTTCAAGTAGGTTCCGTCGGAAAGAACAGGGTTTGCACTTACATCCGTATAAGCATTTAAATAAAGATCGTTCTTGACGGTAGTTTTGCCGTGAATAGCGAGGTTCGCATTTAAAGAAATATCTTGTGTAAATGTTTTTGCAGCAACGTCACTTACATTCACCAGTGAATTTGCAAGTAGGTTAGTGTAAGAAAATGTAGAATTATAAGAAAGGTCGCCTTGAATAGTAACATTGGAATTGAAAGAGGCGTCTCCGCCGACAAAAAAACGATTATTTAAAGAAAGATCATTTGTAATGATTTTTGGCGTTATAAGGTCATTTGAAAATCCAATTTTTGTGGCGGAAATATCGTAAAAGATATTTTTGTTTGAGCGGACAATAAGGGCTCCACTAATATCTACAGGACCTTGGATATAAGTAGACTTGTATTTGTTTGCAGTAGAGAATACTCCAAAGGAAATATCGTGTAATGGAATGTTTTCTGCTTTATAATCTTCTAATGTCTTATTTAATGTTTGAGCCAAATAAGCATCTCCATAATAGAGACGAAAATATGAAAAATCGAAATAATTTGTTTCACGATTACTATATAAAGTAGAAACTTCCGATGCTGATAATGCATGACCATCCCACCATCTTGTATAATATACGGTTATATCGGCATAATTGTTCCCGATTTTTGCTCTCCGTCCTAGCTCCCAGGCAGTTGCAGTATAGGACATTGTTGTAACAGTTCCTGTAGAGTTAGAACCTGTTGCTGCATTATTAATATAAAAAACTATATTTCCATTTTTTGTTGCACTTATAACCGCATGATACAAAGTTCCTGATGTTGGGTCTGTGGTATTGACCAAACTATCGATACCAGATGGAGCATTGTTATTTTGGAATGTATTACCACTAACGCCACTGCCCGTTGTAGATATCCATCGTTCTGTGCCTGTAGTGCTCTCTATAAAACTGCTAATCATAGCGTATGACGCTATATCGGTTGTAAGTTTGAAATACACTTCTATACTATGCGTGGTATCAGTAATAGTAGGTGGTGTAATACTTACATATTTTGGACCGTTCGTGTTATCTGAATTGTTTATAATAACACCGTTAGTTTCATCAGATGTCGCACTTCCTTGATATGTTGCTACGCCTCCAGATCCCATTAGGTCATTTACAGATGTTGTTTCCGCTACTCTAAAATCATAGTTATGTGTAGGTAGAGGAAGTACTGACATTTATATGTATATATAAAACTACATATAAATTATTGTATGCGCTTCCTCAATTTACTAAATTTCTGATGTAAGTTGATTTATTTTGGCCCGTAATGTTTGAATTTCCTTGATTAATATAGCGATAACACCATTATAATTGATGGATTGCATTTCAGGTCCATCTTTTGTTCCATCCACCAAATCAGGGAAAGATTCCGCGAATTCGTGTGCTATAAAGCCGATCGCCTTTTTATGATGTAAACTGTTTTGAGTATAAGAAACAGGAATGAGAGTAGAAACAGTGTCGGTTTCGTCTAAATCTCGCACATTTTCTTTTACACGATAATCGGAACTTGTATATGCAGTCCCGCTTAAATTGGTTAACGACCCCTTGATATCTAATTCAGAGAAGTAGGATTCAGTGTATCGCACAGAACTATGAGTAATTGAACTGGATGTAACAAGTGAATTGATTAAATCAGTATTGGTTCTGTTTGTATATAATTGATCAACTTCCGATGCTGATAATGCGTGATCATCCCACCATCTTGTATAATATACTTCTACATTTGAATATGCTGTTTGCGAAGCATTTCTTCTTCCTAAGTTCCAGTTACCAAATGTCTGCGCACTAGCTTGTGTGCTTAGTGTGTATGAATTTGTAATGGTGGAAGCAGAACCTTTAGTTACATAGACATTAGTACTTCCATTTTTTGTGACACTTAATACTACGTGATAGACATCTACAGCATGGGTGGCGGTGGAGTTCACATTTTGAGTGCCGTGAGCACTTATGGCTATATTGTTGCCGTCGCCTGCTAACCATAATTCACCGGCGCTTCCTGATTGTTGTATATTAGCAAAATGCACCCACACTCCAACCTCAAGAACTTTCAAATATATTTCATAACTGTATGTGCCATCCACAATAGAAGGTGGAGTAATATTTACATATTTATTCCCATCGACGTTGTAGTTAGCGTAAAGAGTATCAAGAACAACACCGTTGGTTTCATCAGATGTCGCACTTCCTTCGTATGTTGCTACGCCTCCAGATCCCATTTGGTCACTTACAGATGTTGTTTCCGCTACTCTAAAATCATAAGAAAGTGTTGGGGGTGTTATTTGAGTAGCAACTGTTGCCGTTAAATATTTAATATTAGGCATAGAAGGGTTATAAGATAAATTATTTGGTAAGGTTGATTTGTATTGCCAATAGTTATGGTTCAAACTGAGGTTCGTATTTGTTCCAGAAAGACTGGGAATGACTTCTTGTCTGAAGTTACCATTGACACTAACATATACATTTTTATTGGTATCTACAAAGAGGGCATTTTGTCCATCTTTGGAAACAACTCCGTATGTCTTTGTGCTTGAAGGGAAAGTGTTATGCATTGTGAAAGAGGCTCCGTAATCAGTGGAGAAGCAGTATTCACTCGAGTTGTATTGAGAAATAAACAAATAACGACCATTGTCGGAAACGTGGCAATAGACTAATGGTTTGGTAACGTCTGTAAAAGAAAACAACGCGGTAATGTTTGTAAAAGTTGCTCCATAGTCTTTGGAGAAAGCACAGCGGTTAGTAAGAGTTGTATCAGAACTTCCGCCGACAAACAATACATATTGTCCTGTTTCGGAAGTATGCAGAGATGTAATATAATATTCAGTGACTGCACTGTCTGTAGAAAATGCATTGTTGAGATCGTAGGTGGTTCCTTGTCCATAAGTGGTAGCGTCAGAGTCACCAACCATTCCACGAGGCATAGTGTAAAGGTTTTTGTAAAGAATCATTGTATTGGATACTTTATCTTGCCACCAGGTAGCACTGTTATAACTAGCGTCACTTAATGTAGTGGAAGAGTGGGTGAATCCAACAAAGAAATTACCATTTCCAGAGAGTTTTCCGAATTTCCAGTTTTCAGCATCAAAATAAGAGATATTGCTTTCTTCAAAACGGTGGAAATCACCACTTGCATTCCAATAAAATAATTGTTGACTGTATAGTTGTGTTATACCGTAAGGAATAGTCATAGCATAATTACCATTGTAAGATAAATGAGCTGTTTTAACGTGTGAAGGAAGTGGTGTGACGGTATTAACCCAAGAAGATGCTAGCGTAGCAGAAGATGATAATCTGTTACTGTATAGTTGTGCTGCATCCGTTGCGGTTAATGCTGTTCCATTCCAAAGACGAGTGTAATAATATTCTCCAGGATAATAACGATTGCCGTCCAGATCTTGTTGATTACATAATTGTAAAAGTGTATCTCCTTCTATAGGGGCAGTATAGTTACTTGTAAATGTATTGGAGGCACTCATAACTCCATCGACATATGCGGTGACTTGATACGAGGTAGCGTCTATTTCTTGAAATACACCTACAAAATGAGTAACAGCTGCTGAATTCGTGGTAGCAGTGATATTGTTTTGCGTTACAGTAGTTGAATCATTCAAAACATAACTATTAATTCGCGTTGATGTTGCATTGTCGTTGGTAACTTGCACGGCAAGAGAAGGCCAACCTTGTGTAGATGATTGGTCAGCGAAGTCTAAAGTTAATATTGTTCTTGTTTTTGAACTAATTCCAAAGGCATCAGGTTCCCAGAACAATTCAAAACTAAAACCACCTCCTCCAAAAGTAAAATTAGAAGTTTTTACATACTTGGTTGCTGAAGTACAAACAAACCCGTTTGTTGCGTCTGTTGTGTTGCCGTAACATACAGCATTTACACTATTTATACTATCAACAACAGTGCTTAATCCAGAAACACGAAAATCCCAGTCGTGTGTGGGTCTTACAACAAATGCTGAAAGAGTAGTACTATCAACAGTATGTTCGGTAGAAGGAAACTTAGCATTCGTAAGATTATAGCCACCATAATATGCTCCATTACTAATATCAGTAGCACCAGCAGTTAATAGAACCTGTCCATCTTCAGATATTGCAGATGAATAAAATGACACTCCTGAAGTAAGATCAGTTGTGTTCGTTATATTTCCAAAATCATTTTCAGTATCAATGGGTTCTTCGTAAGTAGTAATCACAGGTCCTTCTTTTTCAACAGTGGTTGATACTTTATCTTTGGGGAATTCAATAGATTGTAAGAAAACAAAGGAGGCATCAGTTGTATTTCCGCCCATAACTGAAGTTAAAAAACTATAGTCGTTGGGTCCAGGACAATTGGAGAAAATATCACCTTTTGTTGAAAAGAGAGAAGAAAAGAATTGGTTGGTTTGATTGGGTAAGTTGGAAAAGTTATTTGTAACACTATTCAATGGTTCTTCACTTAAATTCAATACATTATAATTCACACCGTAATCAAGTGAATATTGTAATCCAGTAACGGCTGTAGATGAATAAAGTTGGTTTGCACTGCTGTCGTCAAGATAATTGTAGTGAGTATTACTAATAACAATAAGGTCACCTTCGTATGAAACAAAAGGACCTCTGCTGGTAGAATCTTCTCCAGATGATCCTTCTTGCCAAGGGAAAGTAGTAATGTCTTTATTGAAAGTTACACCATAATCTGTTGAACGGTAATAAATAGCTTCACTAAGGCGGCTTTTTCCAGCGGGTTGTCCAGCAATAAATACATATTTACCGTTACCACTACATACGATTTGACCACTTCCAGCTAAGGCATTGCCTGAGGCAATATAATTTTGCGCTTCTACAGTGGTCCATTTATTCCAAGTGCTTCCATAGTCGTGGGAATAATACAATTCACCATAATTGGAATTGGTTGTGCATTGCACATTGTAAATGTAAATGTATTGTCCAGTATAGGACATACACGCTTTTAAGAAAGTGGCCGTTTTGCTTCCGTAACTGGGAGGAATAACGTTGTTGGACATATCATAACCACTTCTGTTTAACGTGCGCCAGTTAGATCCATAGTCGGTAGTAATCCAATGAGTATCAACAGAAGATGTATAATTGCCTAAGGAACCCACATATGCGTGACGATTATTATTTAGTTTATTTTCTTGTAAAAGGAGAATGGTAGAACCATCTCCGGAAATAATAGTAGGACCTTTGTGGAATTTAAAGGGGGAAAGTTTCCACGAATTACCGTAATTGGTGCTATAAATTTCAG